AAGGTAGCAAAAGAAAAGATCGTTGACTCAGAAGAAGATATATCTGCTGACAGACTTAAAAATGCTGCCGCTACTAAAAAGCTTTGCATATTTGATGCTTTCGAAATATTAAATAAGATTCAAGAAGAGGAGCAGATGATTGCAGATTCCAATGATAAAGCAAATAAACCTACATTTAAAGGTTTTGCAGAGGGGAGATCTAAGTAATGGTTTATGAACAAACATTATACAGAGTTGTTAAAGACCACATTAAATCTTCTGTAATTAGTAAAAAAAATCGTTATTCTAAATGGAAATACGGTTATAACAAAGAATACGATATTGTTGTAATCAGTAAAACCGGAAAGATTGGAGAAATATATGAAATCGGCAGCGTAATGATCGCATTACCTAAAGCTGAAGACATAAAAGACTTAGGGGAAAATAAGTGGAAAGCCACTCAATATCCCAAAGTATTAAAAAAAATTAAAAGCGTTCAAGATTGGAATGCTTATCCAAATAGTTTTAAAGAACAGTGGCATCCATATATAGATGAAGAATTTGAAAGACGGGAAAAAGGTTTTTGGTTTATTAACAAAAATAAGCCTACTTACATTACTGGTACTCACTACATGTACCTGCAGTGGTCTAAGATTGACGTCGGATTACCGGACTTTAGAGAATCAAATAGATTATTCTATTTATTCTGGGAGGCCTGCAAAGCGGATTCAAGATCGTACGGTATTTGTTACCTTAAAAATAGACGCTCTGGATTTTCATTCATGTCGTCGGGAGAAACAGTTAATTCAGCTACGATATCTTCAGACTCTAGATTCGGCATATTATCTAAATCCGGGGCTGATGCTAAAAAAATGTTTACGGATAAAGTTGTACCAATCTCGGTAAACTACCCGTTTTTCTTTAAGCCAATACAAGACGGTATGGACCGTCCAAAAACAGAATTAGCATACAGGGTGCCTGCTTCTAAATTTACAAGGCGTAAATTAGAGGATAATCAAATGGCTACTGAACTTGACGGATTAGATACTACAATTGATTGGAAAAATACGGGTGACAACAGTTATGACGGTGAAAAGCTAAAGCTATTAGTTCACGATGAATCTGGCAAATGGGAAAAGCCTACTAATATACTTAACAACTGGCGAGTGACTAAAACTTGCTTACGATTAGGTAGTAGAATAGTAGGTAAATGTATGATGGGATCAACATCAAATGCTTTAGATAAAGGAGGTAAAAACTTCAAAAAATTATATGATGGCTCGGATGCATTATTAAGAAATAAAAATGGGCAAACTAAAACAGGTTTATATAAACTGTTTATTCCTATGGAATGGAATTATGAAGGTTTTATTGATCAGTATGGTTATCCTGTGTTTGATACTCCAAAAAAAGAAACATTAGATCCACAAGGAAACTTAATTACAGAAGGAGTAATACAACACTGGGAAAATGAAGTTGAAGGATTAAAAGACGATGCCGATGCTTTAAATGAATATTATAGGCAGTTTCCAAGAACGGAGCAACACGCTTTTAGAGATGAAGCTAAACAATCTATTTTTAATTTAACAAAAATTTATCAACAAATAGATTATAACGAAGAATTAAAAAATTCTGCTATGGTTACCCAAGGTAATTTTCAGTGGGAAAACGGAATTAAAGATACTAAAGTAATGTTCTATCCAAATAAAAATGGTAGATTTTTTATTACTTGGGTGCCAGATCAAGAACAACAAAATAACTTAATAATAAAAAATGGTATTAAATATCCTGGCAATGAGCATTTGGGAGCTTTTGGATGTGATAGCTATGACATTAGTGGTGTTGTTGGTGGTGGTGGATCTAACGGATCGCTTCATGGATTAACAAAATTTTCTATAGAAAATGTACCACCTAATCATTTTTTTCTTGAATATATTGCAAGACCTTCAACAGCAGAAATGTTTTTTGAAGATGTGCTTATGGCTATAGTATTTTATGGCATGCCTTTATTAGCAGAAAATAATAAACCTAGATTACTTTATTATTTAAAACGTAGGGGATATAGAGGATTTAGTATTAATAGGCCAGATAAAACATATAACAAATTATCATTAGCAGAAAGAGAAGTAGGAGGAATACCTAATTCAAGTGAAGATATAAAACAAGCTCATGCCTCTGCTATAGAAACGTATATAGAAGATTTTGTGGGAGAAAAAAAAGATGGTTATGGAGATATATATCTTCAAAGAACTTTAGAAGATTGGGCTAAGTTTGATATAAATAATAGAACAAAGCATGATGCTTCTATAAGTTCAGGATTAGCTTTAATGGCCTGCAATAAGCATAGATATAGTCCTAAAGGATTAACTAAAATTAAATCATATTCTTTGGGTTTTAAAAAATATAACAACGAGGGATCTACTTCAAAAATAATACAATAAATGAATGTAAGTACAAATACTAATAGCCCATTTCCAGATCAAGTAGTAAGCGATGCTGAGAAAGCTACCTGGGAATACGGACTTCAAGTAAGTAGAGCTATAGAACAAGAGTGGTTTAATTACGGAGGAAGTGGTTCAAATCGTTACGCAACAAATTGGAATAACTTTCATAATCTACGGTTATATGCTAGAGGCGAACAAAGCGTGCAAAAGTATAAAGACGAATTAGCTATTAATGGAGATTTGTCTTATCTTAATTTAGATTGGAAACCTGTTCCTATATTATCTAAATTTTCTAATATAGTAGCTAATGGTATAACTCAAAAGCAGTATGATTTAACCTCATACGCTCAAGACCCTGAGTCTTTAAAGAAAAGAACAGATTTTGCGGAAGACATATTGTTTGATATGGTAACCAAAAATGAGCAAGCTCAAGCCTCAGAAATTGTTAAGGTAAATTTAAGCAGATCTAATATACCTCCAGAAAGTCTTCCTGAAACTATAGAAGAAAGAGATTTACACATGCAACTTAGCTATAAGCAAGCAATTGAAGTGGCTGAGGAGGAAGCTATTAGTACGGTTTTAGCAACTAATGAATTTGATCTTACTAAATCCAGAGTAAACCAAGATTTAGTAAATATAGGAATAGGTATTACCAAAACTTCTTTTAATCCTGCTGAGGGTATCGTAGTTGATTACGTAGATCCTGCTTATTGCGTTTGGTCTTACACAGAAGATCCTCATTTTGAAGATATATATTATGTAGGAGAAGTTAAATCTATAACTATTCCAGAGCTTAAAAAAGAATTTCCTAATATTTCTAATGAAGAATTAGAAAGAATACAAAAGATGCCTGGTAATCGAAGAATGATAAGAGGCTTTGAAAACTACGATTATAATACTGTTCAAGTATTATATTTTGAATACAAAACTTATACAGATCAAGTATTTAAAATAAAAAGAACAGATTCTGGCTTAGAAAAAGCAATCGAAAAAACTGATGAGTTTAATCCTCCCCCAAATGACAATTTTGAAAGAGTTTCTAGATCTATAGAAGTTTTGTACGAAGGAGCTAAAGTTATTGGGACAGATATGATGCTTAAGTGGGAAATGTCAGAAAACATGACAAGACCTTTAGCTGATACAACTCGTGTTGAAATGAGTTATTCTTTATGTGCTCCTAGAATGTATAAAGGAAAAATACAATCCTTAATAAGTAAATGTATAGGGTTTGCCGATGTTATCCAACTAACCCATTTAAAAATCCAACAAGTATTATCTAGAATGGTGCCTGATGGTATATTTTTAGATATGGACGGATTAGCTGAAGTAGATTTAGGTAACGGAACAAATTATAATCCAGCGGAAGCATTAAACATGTACTTCCAAACAGGTTCTGTTGTGGGTAGATCTCTTACTCAAGATGGAGATATGAATAGAGCTAAGGTGCCAATTCAAGAATTGTCTTCTTCCAGTGGAATAGGAAAGATACAATCTCTTATTACTGCTTATAATTATAATATGCAAATGATTAGAGATGTTACCGGATTAAACGAAGCAAGAGATGGATCTTTACCTGATGCAGATTCTTTAGTTGGCTTACAAAAAATGGCAGCTAATGCTTCTAATGTAGCTACTAAACACATTCAAGATGCTAGTCTTTTCTTAGCTTTGAGTACTTGTGAAAATATTTCTTTAAAAATAGCTGATGTATTAAATTTCCCTCTTACTAAGAATTCTTTAATGAACAGTATATCTACATTTAACGTAGAAACACTAAGAGAAATAGAAAATTTAAATCTTCATGACTTTGGAATATATTTAGAAATGGAACCAGACGACGAAGAAAAAGCTGAATTAGCAGCCAACATAAATGCTTCATTGCAACAAGGTAGTATTGATATAGAGGATGCTATCGATATACGTGAGATTAAAAATCTTAAGCTCGCTAATCAAATGTTAAAGCTCAAGCGTAAGAAAAAATTAGAAAGAGAACAAGCGGTAGCACAGCAAAACATACAAGCTCAAGCAGAAGCAAATGCTCAAGCCTCTGAAAAAGCCGCAATGGCGGAAGTGCAAAAACAACAAGCTCTTACGTCTGAAAAAGTTGCTATAGAACAAGCTAAGTCCCAATTTGAAATACAAAGAATGGAAAGGGAAGCTCAAATAAAGAAGCAATTAATGGCAACAGAATTTGAATATAACATGCAATTAGCCCAAGCTCAGTTAGGCGCTACTAAACAAAAAGAAGCGGAAATAGAAGATAGAAAAGACAAAAGGGTAAAGATACAAGGAACTCAACAAAGCGAATTAATACAACAAAGACAAACAGAAGGCATGCCTAAAAACTTTGAATCACAAGGCAATGACGTAATGGGAGGATTTGACTTATCATCATTTGATCCTAGCTAAATAAGTATTTAATAATTATATAATATTATATCATGAATGAACAAACAAAAACGGAGGGATCTTTTAAGATCCAGTCCAAGCCAAAGCTAACTGATGAACAGTTGGCTGCAAAAAACAAGGAACCTTTAATAGATGTTCCAAGTAATGTAACTAGAGTAGTAATTCCTAAAGAAAAAAAAGATGCCAATCCAGAGCCAAGCGCAGGCGGTGTGGTTAATGATGAACGAGCCGAAGATATTCAAAAAGTGGAGGAAGGAATACCCGAGCCAGTCATTAAAGAAATTACCGAAGAAGAAGAAGAAAAAGAAATAAAAGCTGAAGAACCGGTAGCGGAATCTCAACCTATTCAAAATGATTTGCCAGAAAATATAAACAAACTGGTAGACTTTATGAAGGAAACCGGGGGGACTATGCAGGATTACATTAGGCTCAATACAAATTATGAAGATGTTGATAGAGATGCCTTAGTAAAAGAATATTATAAAAGCACTAAACCTCATTTGTCGCAAGAAGAAATTGATTTTATGATCGAAGACACTTTCGCATTTGATGAAGATATTGATGAAGAGCGAGACATCAAAAGAAAAAAACTCGCATACAAAGAAGAGGTTTCGAAAGCCCGTAAGTTTTTAGAAGATACTAAAGAAAAATATTATGATGACATCAAGTTGAAGTCACCTAGTCTTTCTGAGGATCAACAAAAGGCATCGGACTTTTTTAATCGATATAAGGAGGACCAGGAAAGAAACTCCCAAAATCATGAGAAGTTTAAAACCCAAACTGAACAATTATTTAATAAAGATTTCGAAGGTTTCGATTTCGATTTAGGAGAAAAAAAGTTTAGATATGGAGTTCAAAATGCCGCTCAAGTGGGAGAAAAACAATCGGACATCGGTAATTTCATAGGGAAGTTCCTTGGGGAAGATGGCACGGTTAAAGATACTAAAGGGTATCACAAGGCTTTATACGCAGGAGCAAATGCTGATAAAATAGCAAATCACTTCTACGAACAAGGCAAAGCAGATGCTATTAGAGATGTTGTAAACAAATCTAATAACACATCTACGGAAGCTAGAAAAGCGGCACCTGTTGAAAGTGCTCGTTTCGGTGCATATAAAGTCAAATCAATTTCTGGAGCGGACTCCGCAAAACTAAAAATTAAAAAGTTTAAAAACTAATAGAAATGAGTTTATTACCACAATTTGGGAGTATAATCCCATCACAAACGCAGCAATTGCTTGCGACAAATTATTTACAATGGAACAACAACGGCGGAGGTGCTGGGGTTCCAGGAAACTTTGCTGACTTTGCTCAGCAGTATTTACCAGAAATCTACGAAGCAGAAGTAGAGCGTTATGGAAACAGAACGTTATCTGGATTTTTAAGAATGGTTGGTGCTGAAATGCCAATGACATCTGATCAAGTTATTTGGTCTGAACAAAACAGATTACACATCTCTTACGCTGGAGTATCTCAAGCTAACGGAGCTGGTACATTATCTGTAATTACTCTTAACCCAGCTGCTACAGCAGGAGTTAGTAACGTAATTTCAGTAAATGATACTGTTGTTGTT